GGACATTTTTTAGAAGTTCCCTCGTTTATGAATAAATTCAGAGATTTCATGAGATGAGACAAAATTAGTCTATTCTTAGATATTTATAGAATAAAAAAAAGAGACCCCGAAGGATCTCTTGAGAAAAATATGTAATATGAATTACATAAGGTTTTGAACTGTAACTCTCTGATAGTAGCGGTTAGCACCAACTTTAAGTCTACCAAGACCTTGAGTTGTTCCTTCAGCAAATGGGTTTGCAACCATACCGTATCTGGTCTTAAATCCAATTTTTGGCTGGAAGGTGTCCTGACCAACTGCACGAACCATCTGTAGTGGAACATATGGGCAGTAGAATAATCCTGCGTCGTATGGTGATGTACCTTTGTAACCAACAACGTAGTACTGATTAGCAGCACTGTTTGCAGAATATGGGTCAATGTATACTCTGTACTTACCTTGAAGAACACCAGCAAATGTATTACCTGTGTCATCAACGTTTAAGTTTGCATTAAGTGCAGGTGTGTAATCTAATACACCAGCCATTGTTAATGCAGATGCAACGTCAGCAGAACAAAGGATCATGTTACCCTTTCCTCTACGAGTTCTCTGTGCAATTCTGTTTGCATCTCTTTCGATCTGGAAGAGTAGTCCTTTGAACTTCTCAACTGACCATCTACCATTACTATCTACGTCTAGGTCAAATATACCTTGTGTAGCAGTGTTAACAGCAGCACCTTTCTCAGCAACCTTATAGATTGTTCTGATAACTTCTCTGTTGATTTCAGCAAGTATCTCTGTTGAAAGGATATTTGCTAATTCTGCTTCAGCGTTCAATCCATGAATTGCCTTAAGGTCTTGAGCAAGTTCTAAACTGTACTCTGCCTTTAGTGCTCTGGACTTAGCAGTAACTGTAACCTTCTCAATTGAGAATGCCATCTCATTAAACTGGTCGCCTGTTGCACCACCAAGTGCTTCAGCGTCTCCAGTTTGCATACCTTGACCAACTGCATAGTCTTTCTGGTCGCCACCTGATGCATTAAGTGCTCCAGGATTATTACCGTGCTTTGCACCTGGTGAAGTAGTACCGAAACCAACGTTAGATCCTGTGTCAGCACCTTCGTTGTCTGTATAAGCACCCTGTGAAAGATCGTTACCATCATTCTGTGCAGAGAATGCTGTATCTACTTCATCGAAGAATGTCTCGTCTCCAGACTGACTATCCTTACGTGATCTCATTGCAAAGATAAGTCCTGTTGGGCCGTTCATTGGTTGTACACCAGCTAGGTCATATGCAACCAAGTTTGGCATTGAACGTCTAATAAGACTTATTAATACTGGATCGAAACCAGCTGTTGGGCCTGCTGCTGTTGAATCAGCACCAAATGCACCTGAAGCACCAGCCGCATTACCTGCGTTAGTTGGGCCTGCTTCGTATAGGAAGTTATTTTGCTCCCTTAAAAACTTTTCTTGATTCTCCAAAAGAACCGCAGTAACCATCTTACGATGTGCATCTTCTATTTTAGGTGCACCATCATAACTAAGAATTGGATCCCACTTCTCTTGAAGATGTTCAGCATTGAACATTTCCATGTGAAATTTACCTCGTTAAAAGTGTGTGTGTTTAAAACTTAATAAAGAATTACTTTTTAGTGATTCTCTGAAGTGTTGTTAGATAATTTGCCATAGTTCCAGTAGATTGTACTGGTTCTTTAGACTCCTCTGATAACATTTCTGAGTCATCACTTGGAGTACTAGCAACTTGTCTTGTTGGGAAATAAGAATTTCTCAATGTAACTAGTTTCTCACGGTAATCGGATTCACTTTCGAACTCAACACTTTCAGCAAGAGATGCGAGTTTATCTTTCTGAGTAACTGCTAGTCCTTCAGAAACGTCACTTAAAATTCCATCTGATTTTGACTCTGATAATCTCTTGGTCAAATTGACATTCTTATCAATTTGTTCATTGAGTTTTTCTTCCATATCATCTAATTTATTTACCATGCTCTCAAGTACATCATATTTATCTTCAGGGATTGATACATAATGTTCTTCAAATAGACTCTTCATTCCAGTTAGGAATGACTCAGACATCTCTGCCTTGAGCCCTTGCTCCACAGCAAGAGAGTTTTCCTCTAACCATTCACCAGCTACATACTCAAGATAAGAGTCAACTCTTTCTGTGAGCTGAATCTTGGTAGAGTCAATTTCTTCTTGTAGTACTTTTGCGTACTCTGCCTCTAAATCTTCCTTAATAATGGAAACTTTAGAGTTAATTGCTGCTTCAAAAATTGTCCTTGCTTTCTCTTGGAAATCTTCCGACAATTGCTCACCAGCAATTAATGCGTTAATATCATCTTCGATATTAACCTCTATTACTTCTTCCTGCTCTGCAACTACTTCTTCTTCCTCTGTTGTTTCTTCTGATTCTTTAATTGCATCTGCCATCTTCTTACGGAGAATTGATTCTGGTTCTTCTGCAACAACTTCTTCCTCTTGTGCAGGTTCTTCAGCAACAACTTCTTGCCCTTCTTCAACTTCATCAGAAACTGCTTCAGCAGCTGCTGCACCTTTATTAACTACATCTTTAACTTGCTTAAGTGTTGCACTAGGTGTTTTTAACTTATTTGAATCATCATCTGGTTTGGAATTTTCAGGTGTAGGCCCTCCAAGATCTTCCACATTTCCTAACTGTGTACCAGGATCTGCCATAGTTGGCATTGGATCTGCAGGTTTTGCATTAGCATTAACAACAGTCTTGGATTGCTGTGTCTTTACTTCCATTTCTTGTAATTTAGTACCACGAGACATTTGTAACTCTCCGTTTTAACCTTTGTTTAAAATTTTACTATAGTTATTTATAAATTAAAGATTTGACAAGAAATCGCCAAATAGTTCAAGTTTCTTTTCCTCAAGACGTTTTTCGTCAACGAGGGTGTTTATTCTCTTCTGAGTTTGTGCTGCTTGCTGTTCACGAAGAATTCCACCTTCCCAAATCCACTCTTTTCCTTCCATGATTCCAGATACAAAAGCATCAGGTGCAGATGGGTCAGCAACGATATCTGCAGCAGTTGCTAACATGAAATCTTCACCTACAACTTTACATCCATTACGATCTTCTCTTAATGATCCAACACCACGAGAAGAGACTCCCAACATCACACCTTCATCTAAAAGTGAAGATGCAATTTTACCCATCGGTGTATTCAGTAGTTGTGCTTTACCTTTAAAATTATCTCCCTCTTGAACAAGTGATGTAATTTTATGAGAAACACGATCAAGGTTTACTGTTGGGCCATCTGGATGTCCAAGTTCACCAAGTGCTCTACCTTTTCCAACAAATGCCTCATTGTATCTGTTAACTTCTCTTGCAAGAGTTTCAACAGGATACATTCTACCATTTCTGTTTTTGATATTACCTTGTAAGAATACACCTTCGATATAAAGTTTCTTACTAGATCCTTTACCTTCGGTAATTATTTTTACGTTTGAGACTTCTTCTGTGATTAATTTCATTGTTCTTAATTGGTGTAACCTACTTTTGATCCTTTAACTGCAGCATTCGCAGCAAATACAAAATGACCAGATTGTTTTTCAAGTAATACACTTTCTGATCTCATTGGACTAAGTGATCAGCATTTGTCACAGTGTTTACTAAACGTACTACAGTAGCATTATCAAAATTTGATGCACTACCTGACCCAGTTGGTAAAGCAGCTTCGGCACCTTTAATTAACAGTTTCATCGGGTTCTTCTTCCTCTTGTGGTTCTACTTCAGTTTCTAACTCATTTGTCACTTCAGTTTCATCTTGAATTTCTGGAACTTCGTCGCCAAAAAGTTCTGCACCTACAAATGGTCTTGCAGCATCTATCTTTTCTGCACTCTTTGTGTATAAAATTTCTTTAATTTTATCGCTGATTGCAGATGAAGATGCATCATCAACCATCATATCCATTAAATCATCCATGTTAAGAAAGTATAATATTGTCTAATATTTATTTATATCTCTCCACCTTCAGGTGCTTCCGTTGCAGAACCTTGACTTTCAAGGTCTGGTTCTGTAATTGGTTGCCCTAAGTCCATATTAGGATCCATTGGAGCACCTGTATTTGGGTCAACCATTGCATTTGGATCCATTAATGAACCGTCTTTAATTTCTTTTTTAATCTCTTTATCAATCTCTTTAATATCATCTTCAGTTTGCTTAAGAACTTTAGTACGAACGTAATGATTAGAAAAATACTTACCCATATATGGTTCCATTGATGCGACTACGCCAAGTTGCTCATTTAGTAATTCATTTTTCTTAAGATCAGAGAAGTGATTATCATACAAGAAATCATATTGAATATGATCTTCTAATTCACTCCAATCCTCTGGTGTGATAATATTTTTAAGAATTAGTTGAGTCTTCAGCATATCATTGAAAACTTGAGAGAATCTTTTTCTTAATCTTCCTACAAATTTAGTGAACTTAAGTTCATCTCTTAATATCTCAGATGAACGACCTAAGTTAAATCCACCTTGACTATCTAATCGACTTGATGGAACATTTAATGCTTTGTATAATTTTGCTTGGAAGTATTCTATATCAGTTAATTCACCAAGATTTTGTCCACCAGGTAAAGTTGTGATTTCGGTTCCCCGACCACCTTCTCTTCTTGGCAACCAGAAATCTTCAAGCATTGCCATATATTTACGGTCATCACGAATCTCTCCAGTGTCAGCATTATAAACTAACTTGTTACGATAACGATTCATAACATCACGAAGATATTGCTCAGCCTTAATCTTTGGAAGATTACCTACATCAATATAAAATATTCTTCTTTCTGGAGCACGAGATAATCTATAAATTACAAGACTATCCTCAACCATTCTTAACTGGTTAAGTGCTTTGATTGCTTTATGTAAGTATGATAATACTGTTTGCTTATTACGATCTACAAGTCCTGATGTGCAATATGTAATTGCATCTTTTGCAATTTTAACTGCACCTTTTGCACTTTTGCTTGGATAAATTCCACTACCTTTTGATCCACCGTCTGGATTATAAACATAATATTCGTTTATTTTTGGAGCACCTGCGTTCTTTGGATCATTTCCATTTTTTGAAACATCAAATGGGGATAACCTATTTGATCCTGTTTTGTCTGTTTCACGAACTAATTTTATTTTAAGTGGATCAATATAACGAATATCTTTAATACCATCTGATGGGTTATCTAAATCAATAACTTTATGATAAAAAACTCGACCATCAATATACCAAGTACGAAAAATCTCATGACACTTCTTATCAAAGTTCATGAGAGATTTGATATATTTGAATTCTTCTCGAATAGACTCTTTTAATCTATCCGATGCATTTAGGTTTGATAATTCAATTTCAACTGGTGAATCATCTAAGTCAGAAACGATTGCTTCGTTTACAACATCTTCAATCGCACTATCACATTCTGGGTGCAAGCACATTTCACGGTATCTACGAACTAAATCTTGTTCACTCTTATAAACACCCTCAATGTCAACATATTGGCCATAAAATCCACTAGAGACATAAAAGTCTGATTTGTCTTCATCGCTTGGAGGGACGGGAGAAACTACCCCCTTTGATTGCTTATCCTCACCATCGGGGATTTTAAATCCAAAAAGTTTTGCCATTGTATAAACGTTTTGCTACTATTATAGCACTATTTATGATCCTGTGCCAATTTGTGTTCTGGATTCTGAATCTTGAACATCAACCCATTGTACTTGTAGTTCTACAGTAAATTCTTCAATTGTGTCAGAACTATCATAAGATAGAGGAATATCTGAAATATTTGTTGGGAAAGTTCCGTGAAACTTGTACATTTTGAGAACAGGTAATTGTGCTTGACTATCAGGAGTGGGCCCACTTACGTTTGATCTACCTAACTGCCTTACAAATAAATCTTTTTGATACGCTGTTGGATCAACAAGACCTGAATTGTCTTCATGTTTGTTAATTAAATTCATCCATCTCTCAAATGCTGTTCTAATTTTAAAATCAACATCATTGATAATAGTAATTGTCCAAGGATCGAAT